GAACCTGAACTGAAAAAGAATTACGACTACCGATTGGAACAAGCAAAGAAGGGAGAAAGAGTTGTTTCTGTGTGGACTGATTGTTTAAAAGATGAGCTTCGTGCTCCAGAAAAGATCACTCAAGGTAAAACTAGAGTGTTCACCATACCTCCCGTTGACTTAACCCTGCTGTTAAGAAAATACACGCTTAAGTTTACTGCTGCTTTTTACAGCTCTAGACTTAAGACTTTTTCGTGTGTTGGTATTAATCCGTATGGTGTTGAGTGGACGCAACTTTATAATAAGTTGGCAAAGAATAGTGACATCTGTATGGATGGAGACTATGGATCGTTTGATGCGATCGAGGATGCCGACCTTATTATGAGGGTGTGTGAACTTATCAACGATTGGTATGATGATGGAGAAGAGAATAAGCGAGTTAGGCGTGTGCTTTTCGAAGAGATTGCCCACACCGTTCAAATTGGAAGAGATGCTTTTTACCAAACAATGAAGGGTAACCCGTCTGGTAACCCATTGACCGTTGTGTTGAACACCATCCTCAGTGTGTTCTACATGCGGTATGCTTGGCTGAAGCTATCTCCCCAATTTGATGCAAATGATTTGCAACGACGAGGCCTGTCTGGCTTTGTTGGAACAATGATGCACTACCGTGAGCTTATTGTTGAAGCTGCTTACGGTGACGATGTGAAACTATCTCTGAAGAGAAGCATTGCTCCTTTCTTCAACTTGACTATCATCTCCTCTTTCCTTAAAACTTACGGCATTGACTTTACTGACGATGCTAAGACTGGAACAACCCCCTTCGTGCCTCTTGCGGATAGCCATTTCCTCAAGAACGCATTTTTAACAAAACCCGACTTCCCATGTGTGCGTTTCGCGGCGCTCGACAAAAAGTCGCTTTATAAAATGGTGAATTGGATTCGAAGGAGTCCCTCTCAAACAGATGCAACTCGAGACAACCTGCAAACGGCCCTTAAGTTCGCATTCTTTCATGAGAGAGATTTTTTCGAATCTTTTCGAAATAAGATACAAACCGCTTGGAGAAAGCGTGCGCTTCCCGCAATCGTTTTCCCCTCGTACACCGACCTTGAAACTCTCTACCGTCATGGTGGAAAAATGGACTTGGATTTTTCGCGAAATCCTCTCAAGATTGATACCGGCTTTTAAGTTTTAAAATCCAGGCCCCGCGTTCCTGGCTTTTAAT